ATGATGGATTGTAGATGCCATAACAAAAGCTTCATCAGCATAGATGTCAAATTCATCATACTGTGAGCTATTTTTACTCAAAGGAGTAACTGAAACATCATTCATATAACCAACCCAGAACTCGCTAGTATCTACAACAAATATATTTGTAGTATCACCAGTAGCACCCAATTGATTTGTACCATCCCAATAGTAAGTATTTAATACATTAGTAGAAGCATAAACAGGCATATCATCATATGCCATAACTCTAAAACCACCCTTTACTTCTACAGAATCAATAAATCTTTGCTGACTCTGCAATAAAGCGTTAATTTTTCTCTTACCAGCTTTAGAAGTTGCTATTACATCAGGTGCACCAGCACATTTATCAATAGTCTCATCTAACTTAGCTACAGTAAGAGCACTTCCACCAAGAGTAGTACCTTGAGCAATTCTTTGACTACCTGTAATTAAAGTATTCAAACCGTCAGGCTGATTACTATTAGAAGTATTATTACCATAGAACATGGCAGTTTCTTCCATATCTTTAAATGCTCTACCTCTTGCTTCAATTTCTTCTGCAACTAAATCTTTGTAACTTCTACCGGCATCTTTTGCAAATCTAGTTACCTTACCTCTTGCGAGAAGAGTTCTAAATTGAAAGGTTACCCTAGAATATGCTCCACGATCTGTATCAGGTTCTGCTGTATCTGCTATCCATTGTGCGACTGTATTTCCAGCAGCAGCAGTCCTTCTATTCAATAACCAAGAATCAGAATTTCTCTGTTTTCTAGGTATGTTCTGCCTAAGAGGATTTTTATACTCTATAATTTCTGATACCACCTTGTCAACTTCTGGTTGAATGAGAACACCAGATGTACCAGCATAATCAAGAGACCTCTTAATCTCTGTTTGCCAATTTTTTTCACTCATAATTATCTCTCCTTAAATGAATTTTACTTACTGCTTTCTTTAGCTTCAACTAACTCTTCTTCAGCTAAATCAAACATATACCTTAATTTATCACCTGGATTATCCATCTTACTCATCTTTTCAGATCTTGCAAGGTTTTTATCCTCTGACGTTGATTTTCTATTATCTTCCTTATGTTCCTCTGAACCTACACCTTTTCTTATTGGAAGCGTATCTTTAACTAAAGTAGATAAAGAGTCTACTGATCTTTGAAGTTCAGATATTTTATTACCTTCTTCTTCTTTAGCTTTAGCAACTTCTTCATCATTTTCTTCTTTAGCCCTAGTTACTTCTTCTACTTCTTCTTTAGCTTTAGCAACTTCTTCCTTAACTTCTTCTTTAACTTCCTCTACTTCTTCTTTAGCTTTAGCTACTTCTTCATCAGCTTTAGCTTTAGCTACTTCAGAAACAGATTTAGCAAATGCTTCAAGAGTTTCTTTTAGCTCATCAAAACTTGTAGACAAACACTCAGTCATAGCTTTCTTTACCTCATCTATACTAATCCCTGAAGTGTCTACTTTTCCACGAGCCTCTTCATCTGTTTTTATTTTACTCTCTAATTCTAAAGATGTTTTAAGAAAATCAAGTGCACCCCTAAGTGCATTAACTTGAACTTCTTTATCTTCAGTACTTAAAGCATCTTCTACAGATGAAATAAGAATTTCAATTTGATGAACATCTTTCTTTATGTTATCATCTTTACTTTTCTTTATCTTCTTTTCCTTAGTAGACATACTATTCTCCTTATTAAATTGTTTACCTAACGACTTTTCAACATACCATGCTAACGTTCTAGAAGACGGATCTGCTGGAACTGTTACCAAAGATGTTTCAAATAACCTTATTTGGTTTACATATTGAACTACTTTATCTAAACCTTTAATAAATTTCTCTGTAAAATCTAAAGCAGTGCCACTTACACTAAACTTATTAAGAACACCTTCTTTGATTTTCTGCCAAATATCTGGAACTGTTTTAGAAATTAAAGCTTTTATCCATAAAGCTCTTTCTTCAGGTATATATTTAACTTCTAATATTCTACCTATTTCTTTATCTCTGTCATGATTATATAAAAGAGTTGTATACTTTTTAAGATCATTTTCAGCACCGATTAAAGCACTTTCTGATATATATAAATCATCGACATCTAAATCTGCAGTTGTTGCAATACCTTCTATTATATTCTTACCATCTTCTTCTGCATATCTTTTTATTTCCAATAAAGAACTAAAATCAACCCCTTTGATACTACCAATACTACCTAACTTTTCCTGTTTAGAAATTTCCTTTTTTGAATCATCTTCACTATCTCCTATGCTTCTATCTAATTCTACTAAATAGGTTCTACCCCTAGCTTCAAATTCTTTTACAATTTCAGCATATTTCTTTTCTAAATCAGATTTACTAAATCCGTAAACAGGTTTACCAGTTCTTACAACTATCTCATAAAAGGATTTAACTATTGACTCTCTAAAAAGTAGATCTTCATCACTTAAAGTACTAAGTTCAATATTTGTACTTAAATCAAATGTTTCAGGTCTATCATCAATACCTTCTTCCTTTGAAAAACTTTTTTTTATTCCCATAATTATTTCCTCTTTCTTTTGTTTTAAACCTTTTTTGGTTCTACTGGAACTTTTATATATTCCAGAATTTCTTTCATACCCAAACCTTTCATACAATACTTATAAAGTTTTGGGTGTGTTTTATACATAATTTGAAATTTATTTTCAACAGGTGGTTTGTCTAAATGTGCTCCAAATGCACAAAATATACAACCAGTTCTACTAAATCCCTTATCATAAATCTTAGAATATGGTAAATTTTCTCTTTTTATATATTCCCATATATCAGTTCCTAACCAAAACATTAAAGGTCTAGACTGTTTACCATTAGGTTTATTACAACCATCTTTTGTATAACTTTGTTGTCTTAAAAGTGATTCTTCTGCCATAACACCAATAAAAGGTGTTTTACCATTTTTCTCATAAATCTTAAAAGGTCTTTTTTTCATAACCTCACAACATTTATCAGATATTTTAAATGGGGCATCAATTAAATATTGCCACTTCTTACTAATTACTCCAGACCTATTACCATTTATACCATGTAAACGTCTTTCTATACCATCTTCACAAACACCACGTTGAATTTCACCTATAAATTGAGCTTGTTCTTTAGAAATAACAGGATACCCGTATCTTTCTAATACCATTTTAAAATTCATCTTTGGTTTAATCCACTCAATATTGGGAACAGTTTTTACAAATTCTTTTATTTCTGGAAATTCTAATCCTGTATCACAAAATACACCTTGTACGTCTGGATATAAAGACCTTACTAAATGTAATAAAACTGTGCTATCTTTACCACCAGAAAAAGCCACATAAACTTTACCATGACATTTTTTATAATATTCACTTATTCTTACTTTTGACAAAGATATTTTTAAATTAAGTGGATATCTTTGTCTTGTTCTTAAATCAAAAGACATAAATTAACTTTTATCCAATAAGATTTACATTCCCATATTTAAACGCAGAATCTTTCTCTTTATCATATTCTTTTTTTCTATCATCCCATGCTTGAAGTATATGTACTATCATATCTATTCTATCATGATTACATGTACCAACTACTTTAGCACATACAGAACAATAAATATCTTTTATTTTCATACATTAACTTTCTTTTTAGGTTTCTTTTTAGGTTTCTTTTTATCTGGTTTTTCAATTTCATCAACATTATCTGTTATATCATCACTACTTTCATCAGATATATTATTATCTTCTAATGCTGTAGGTTCTGTATTAGATATCTCATTATTAGAAATACCAGTAGGAACACCACCATCATCATCTAATACAAGATATTGATTTCCTACTCTTACAGCTAATCTATCCCCACCAGGAACTGGATCAAAATTTAATGCTTTTCTTGCTTCATTTTTAGTTATAATACCTGCATCAGACATCTCACGAGCTGTACTTGCATCAACTACAGGTTCTAATACAAAACTTAATTTTGCATTAGGTGATATTTCACTAATTAATTCTTTATTTAATTTATTTGCAATTAAATTAACAAGAGGCCTAAATAATTTAGATCTTCCAGTTTTATATAACCTATCTACTGTAGCACGTGTCAAACCTTGAGCATCACCTAAATCAGCTGAACTAACACCAAAATTCTTATTTACCATTTGTTCTATTATCAATGTAAGCTCTGCTAATTGCATCTCTCTAAAAGGTCTAGTAAACGATACCCAACCAGCACTTCCAACATTATCTATAACATTAATTCTCTTTTTACCAGATTCACCACGATTAGCCTCAAATTGAGCTTTTGCTCTTTCATAAGCTTTTCTACCTATTGTTTCTAAATGTAAAATACCAGGTGGTATTTCATCATCAACAAAATATTTAGCTATAGATTTAGAAGCGAACATTAAAGCTGATACTTCATCTATAATAGTTTCTATTATTGGAGTACCATAACTAGAATAGCTTCTAGGAAACTGTCTAACCCAAATTAAATCATCTACATCATGAGATATAGATGATTTCACTCTACCTGCTTTATCAACTAAATCCTGCTTAAAATAACATATATAAGAACGCGAAGAATCTAGCATAGGTCTAAATTGTGAAGCATCTCTTACATAAATCTCTACTATATCACCATTCATATTTCTTACTTTTTCAATAATAGCTTGATCTAGTACTAATAGATCAATAAGAAATGAATGAAATAAAGTTGGCCAAGTTTCTTTTGATATATTGGGCCTATTTATAAAATCTTCTACTCTAGCTTTACCACGACCTTCTATTTTTATAGGTAAATGTGCTATTTCTTTAACTATACTATCAATAGCAGGTCTTACATGAGAAGATCTACGATATATTTCTCTTAAAGTATCAAAAGATAATAAAGAATCCCTTTTTATATCACTAGGAGAATATGTCCAAGAGTCTGAACTGGAAGCATGGTCATCTCTCCAGCCTCGTTTAACTGAAAACCCATTACCATCTATTAATTTTTCAGATAATCGTATTGTTTTATCACCTATAACTTCCGCTGAATAATTTTTTACAGCCTCAAGTGCTTCCCCAAAATCCATTGGAATTTCTTTACCATCATAATCTAAAACATGAAAACCATTATTATTTTCTTTTTTATTTTTTCTTGCCATGTATAATTCCTTTTTAACCTATAGACCAACTAGCAAAACCACCTCTGCTATTGATACCTTCACTTGAATATTTTTTACTTCCCTGTACTGCCAAATAACATGCTAGAACTGTATCAGAATATGTACCATATGGATATTGTAATAGTTCTTCTATCCAAATACAAATAGAACAACCGCAACCTTTTTCTAATTCCCAATCAAATTCATTATCTTCCATAGGAATCATCCATCTACCATTCTGAAAGTCTGTAGCCATAGCAGGTACACCAAAATCTAAACTTCTTTTTTGTTGTGCGCCTGTTGTAAATGGCTCAATATTCATATCAACACCTTCTAGGTCTTCTAACCAATCTATAATAGCTTGTTGATAAAAATTATTTTCTACCACAGCAGCTATAGGCTTTATATCATTATACATCTCTATTAGTTCTCTTGCTGTATCTGGTGAAGAAAATTTACCTCTTCTTATTTCAACAGGATAGCGTCTTTTCTTTTCTTCATCAAAAGCTAAACAGAACAATACAGTGTACTTATTACCACTTTTTTGACCTATAGCTAAATCGACACCTATATATTTTTCTTTATCATCATGATAAGGAATCTCATCTCTAGAAAAACAACAAGCACGAATATGTTCTTTATTAAATGTTTTGTCAAATTCAGACATCATCAATCCACGAAATGCTGGATTAAAATACATTTCACCCCTAAACTTAAATTCCTCTATTAAAGCTTCTTTTGGCCACCTTTCAGGCCATACAGGTGTAAATTTTTCATCTATAGCATATCTATATGATTTAACTTTAGGTGTCTTTAATAACTTTGCAGTTAAATCATCTTTATGCCAGGGTGTTGCTACATATATAATTCTAGACTCAGGACCACTACGTATATCCATCCAATTACCAAAAAATGCATCTATTACTTGTTGTCTCATACTAGGGTTGAGTATAGCATTTTTAAAACTTACAACATCATCAAAGATGACTAGATCAGCTTTACCACCAGTAGCAGATGCTAATACACCACAAGCTTCTACAGATGAATCTTTACGAATTTTAGACCCAGCCAGTCGAATTTTTGATGATGACCATAATAAAGCACCTTCATCTGTTATATCTGGAAATATATCATGGTACTTACCACCTTCTTTAGATATATGACCCTTAATCTCTGATAATATTTTACATGATAAATCATCAGAATGGCTTATAATTTTTATTCTTAAATCCCTATTATTACCTAATTCCCACAAACATCTTTCTACTGAAATAGAAGTAGTTTTACGGTGGTCTTTAGGCGATGTTATAACAACAAACCTATTTTTTGTTATCTTATCATGCCAATCTTTGTGCATTGTAGATAGAGGAAACTCAAAATCAGTAGACATATACTGAGAAAAAACAAAAGGATCTTTTATAGCAGATTTTTTAATCTTTTCCAGGTTCAATAAGAGCAATTGCTCTTGTTGTTTCCTCAATTCGTTTTGATAATTCATTATCTTCTAAACCTTGTACCTCTACACTAACAGTTTTTTCAGTTCTTATAGTAGGTTGCCCCAAAAGTAAACGTTTTTGTTCAGTTGTAAATCTTAAAGTACTTATTATTTCATTCCAAGTAGTCGGTTCTATTTCACCTGTATATACCTTTTCTACTACTATATTTTCAAGTTCTTTTAACATACCTAAAGTTACTTCATCTTTTTCCATCAAAGCTGTATTTTCAGAAGTTTCTTTAAGTGTAAGTTTTGTTTTTAATAGATTTTGAAGTTGAAGTAACTTATCATCCCACTCATCTTCTTTTTTCCATACTGTGACTAATGATGGAGATACCCCCACTTCTTCTGCAACTTTACTTAAATTACTATGTTGACGGTAAAGTTTAAATGCAAGCTTTCTTTTTTCTACTTGTTTAGGTCTACTCATATTATGCAAAATGTAACATAAATAAATTTATATGTCAACAAGTATTTCCTCACTCAGAACATAAAAAAACCCTACAATAC